ACGAGATCCTTATATTTTTCCCAGTTTGGTTCAGGTGTCAGATAAACTGTTTTTTGCTTCCGTCTAGCCATTTGATCCCTTTTAAATTTTAATGTTCATACTTAGTGTTCGCATTATACATTAAATAATTTTTTGATTCAACCTTTTATTTACCCAAATTCTTCGTCTCATTGTATTGAGATAAATATATATATGCCAAGATTAAGTTTATACCGAGAACAGAAGCAAAACGACTATCGTTTTTTAGACAGAAGTATTTCTGAACAAATGACCGTTGGTGGTACTGATCTCTATGTTCATAAGTATGCAGGCCCAAAGGATCAAGGACCTTCTGCTGATTTTACGCAACCTCAATACAGTTCTTTGGACCCAACAAATATACAAGATTTGTTGTTTTTAGAAAACAGAGACAGAAAATATGAGAAGGATATTTATCGATTACGGGGCCATTATAACGTACAAAACTTAGACTTTGATCTTAGTCAGTTTGGCTTATTCTTAAGTAATGATACTATTTTTATTAATGTTCATTACAATGACATGATCGATATCATAGGCAGAAAATTAATGGTAGGTGATGTCATCGAATTACCTCACTTACTAGATTACAATCCATTAAACGATGATGCTACAGAATTTCCAGTAGCACTGAAAAGATTTTATCAAGTTACAGATGCTAACTATGGTAGTGAAGGTTTTTCACAAACATGGTATCCTCATCTATGGCGTATCAAATGTGAGAAATTAGTAGATAGCCAAGAGTTTCAGGATATCTTGCGTCAACCAACTGACAAAGACAATTACTTAGGTGATTGGGATAAAAATAAAACATACCCTGCAGGGTATACAATGACATTTGGTGATAAAAACTATATCGCATTACAAGAAGTGCCGGCAGGAACAAAACCCGGAGACACTGATCCAGATCCGTATTGGGAACTTGATACAGGCAAAACTCTTAAAGATGTATTAGGTCGATACAATGAAAACATTAGAATCAATGATGCTAACTTAAAAGAAGCGGCACGTATTGTACCGAAGGCCGGGTATGATACATCTAATTTATATGTCGTACCTGGCTATGGTATCTTTGAAGCAAACGGTGTACCATCTGACAAAGAAAATCAACCCGCACCTCCTGTCGATGTACGTTCATGGATGCCCGGTAATAGTCCATTAACTGCTACTGGTGAAGTCATTACTATGAAAAGTGACAAATACAAATATGAATCTACTGGTATAAGAATACCAAAAGAAGTTATTGATGTGATGCAAGCCAAACATGGAGAAGCAGGTATAGACTTAGAAGCAATGATAGAAAAGTTTGTACAAGCAAACTTATCGATTGCAGTTGAAGCACCTGAAATGTCATCAACAGGCTCAGGGCAGATGGAAGGAACAAAACTTCTAACAGTTAATATTTCAGGACCTGTAACAGGTCCGTATGGTACTGCTGATAACACTTATGCAACAGCAGACCAAGATCCGACAGCGGCAGGGTTCACAGGTACGGAACCTTATGGTCCGAATACAATGGACTATCGTGCTGACTGTGATCCTCGTTTTCAATACATAGCAAGATATACTCCACGTGACTTTGGTTACACGTCAGGATATTTAAGTGGTGAAGGTACTCCACCAAACGGTTTACCTGCAGGTGCAGGTATTTCGTTCCCGGCGAGTCCACAAGTAGGAGATTATTTCTTGCGTATAGATTATACACCTAATGTTCTGTATCGTTGGTCTGGTACTCTTTGGTTAAGAGTTAGTGAGGATGTAAGAACTACAACAGGCTTTACAAAAGAAGATACATCGCAACTTTCAGGCTTCATAAATAACGATGCGAATATATTTAGTAACAACGATGGGGCAAACATATCATCTGCACAAGGTCTAAGTGGTATATTAGACATAGCACCTGATAACAATCCACCAAGTGACGGAACCTAATGGCACAATATTTTTACGACAATCAAATAAGAAGATTTTTATTACAGTTTGCTAAAATTTTTAGCAACTGGTATGTGACTTCAGGTACTGATCCTAACGGCAATCCTATACTCGTTAGAGTACCTATCCAATATGGCGATGCAAGTAGACAAGCATCAACGATTATAGCAAACAACTCTGCGAGTAATTTACCATCGGCACCTTTAATAACTTATTTTATTAACGGATTAGAATATGACCAAAGACGTACACAAGAGCCTTACTTTGTAGAGAAACAAAATGTACGTCAAAGAGACTACGATCCAACTACAGCCTCTTACGGCGAGACACAGGGTCAAGCATTTACTGTTGAAAAGTTAATGCCAGTACCGTATACACTTAGACTACAAGTAGACTTTTGGACAACTAACTATCAACAAAAATTAGAATTGATTGAACAATTAGGAACACTATTCAATCCATCATTAGAAATTCAGAACACTGATAACTTTATAGACTGGACATCGTTAACAGTTGTCTATCAGGATGGTCTTACATTTTCATCTCGTACTATACCGCAAGGAACAGGTAATCCTATTGATGTTATGTCATGGAAGTTTTACTTACCTATGTGGTTAACAACATCTGCTAAACTTAAAAAGTATGGTGTTATTAACAAGATTATTACTTCTATCTTTGAGGGTAAGACTCAACAAGATATGCAAGATGATGACTTGTTATTAGGTACAAGACAAAAAATATCTCCATACGGATATCAAGTGTTGTTTATAGGCAATTCATTACAGTTATTACCACAAGATCAACCAGATCAGCCTTCTAATTTCTCATTAGACAAACCAGTTAATCCAGACACTGATTTATATTGGACATCTATTTTAAACATGTATGGTGCATACCGTGGAGGTATTTCACAAGTTGCATTACAAAATCCATATATGGATACAGAGATTATGGGTACGATTGTTGTTGACCCGCTTGATGATCGTTATTTAATTTATAATGTAGATGCAGATACCTTGCCACAAAACACATTAGATCCTGTAACCGCAGTTATTAATCCTCAAGTATCAGGACCAAACAACGGATTACCAGGACCAGTCCCTAACATCAGATATCTATTAACACAAGATATTGGATCTGACACTTCATCATGGGGTACAATAATAGGTAGTCAAACAGGTACATCAGTATTACCCGAATCACAAGTTGCAACTACAATGACTCCTGGCACATTATATCAGATTGCTACTATAGGTACAACTGACTTTAGATTCTATGGTGCACCAAATAATACTATAGGCACTCAGTTTACAATGAACAATGTACAACCAGAGGGTACAGGAACAGTATACACTGTTGTAAAAGCAAAAGCAAATGACATTATACAATTCAATGCAGATATTATGACTTGGTTTATTGCGTTTGATTCTACTATCAATAAAGATGAACTAGAGTATGTAACTAATTTAACTACAGAGATTCAATATCGTTGGGCGTCTACTCCACCTGATTCAGTTCAACCTGGATTGCCTGCTCAATGGATGAAATCTTATGAAGGTTATTACAATGAAGGTGACTATAGTATAGTTATTTAAAGGCGCGCCTGTCACCTACTAAATAATTGTATGGCAATCATTATTAATCAATCAGCCGGTATTTTCTTTTACTGCAAATCAACTGCACGATCATTGTATCTACTACGCAACGAGTCTAAGAATCCTACTTGGTCTATTCCTGGTGGCAAGATTGAAAAAAATGAAACATTGCTTGATGGATTAAAACGAGAGTGTATGGAAGAAATTTCATATTGGAAAGATGATTTTAAATTAGTTCCTGTACAGAAATTTGTTAATAACACATTTGCATATCATACGTTCTTTTGTGAGGTAGAAAAAGAATTCATGCCCATTTTAAATGATGAACATTCTGGGTATGCTTGGGTAGGTAGTGACAAATATCCGAAACCTCTGCACCCCGGATTGTTCTCTACAATCAATATAGATAACGTAGTAGCCAAGTTATCTAGTCTAAAGAACTTATAGAAAGCCCTCAGAGACGTTCTAAGACGCATAGTTTACTTTTATACATAGATAGATGTTATTGATCAACGTTGCTCAGAGGGCAATTTATAGAGTCTCAGGAGTATACCCAAAAAGAAAGGGTGACTAGCACCCCTTCTCAATCTAAATAAATTTAGTGTGACATCCAAAACTCAACAACCGAGTATCCGAATGTTCCTGCTACCATACCTGCTCCGATAAGCATCCATCTCCAACGTTCTAACGCAGTAATTTTTTGCGCCATATTGTCGTGTGACTCTTGGTTTGACTTTTGGAAGTCAGTTAAGAGTTTGTGAGTTGATGCATTGCCTTCTTTAATTAATGTTTCACATTCTTTAATATCATGTTTAACATCCTTTAGTGCAGTATCGAATTTCTCGTCCAAGTTTTTAAATTCCACTTTGAGAACTGCAATATCAGTATCGTACTGTTGTAATTGCTTTTGTGCGTTACTCTGTGCCATTTAAAAGTACTCCTTTTCCTTATGCTGATGGAAGTTGAATAACTGGTTTTGAAGAACCGGCTAATGGAGTACCTGCGATTGATTCAAACGTTGCCTGCATTCCAGTCTGATCATCCTGAGTATAGTCTGATCCACTATCATTAGTAAATGCTAAACCATTAACATCAGATACAGATTCGATGTAAGAAGTAGCCGCATTGTCATATGTACCTTCAATGCTCATTTCACCTGCAAGTAAATCTGCTTGTGCTTTTTTAACCATTGTACAGATACCTGATCTTGTGCCTGCCTCGTTGCTTACTAAGTACTTTCTTTTACCTTTTTGACGTTTGATATAAACTGCTTCGTCATTAGATCCAAGTACTGTAATTTCACTCTTTGTAAATGTTGCTACTGCACTTAATTCTAATTTTTCAATGTTTGCAGTTGATACAACAGTTGTTGTTGTCAATGCTAATGCTGGTCCACCTAATGTTGCTGAAACACTAAAAGTTGTTCCACTGTCAATTGTTTTAACAAAGTAAGTAGTATCTGCTGTTAATCCACCGATGTCTGCACCAAAGTAAATCGGGGCATTTACATCAAAGTCTGCTGTTGAAGTTACTGTGATTAAATCAGTTGTTGCATCTGAACTTGCTGTTGGTGTTGACACTACTGCTAATGCAGAGACTGTGCCTAATGGTACGTTAGCACCGTTTGATGCATATGATACTGTACCAGTACCTGCGCCTGCGCCAGTTGCTACGAATACTTCACCTAAGTTAGCACCTGTTGCACCCATTGCGATCCATTGTGCCGCAGATGTACCAAGTGTATTGTTGATTACATAAGTAACGCCAGTAACTAAAGCACCTACTGTGAATGGCTTGTTGTCACCTGTGAATGAAAGTTGCTCACCTACTGATACGTTAGTAGTAAAGTCTGCATCTTTGTCACCGTATACATCAGTTGTTGATGTGTCAAACCAAAACTTTCCAGGTTGTGTTACAGCAATTGCACCAAATGCAGTTAACTGTTTACCTTGTTGTGCTGTATCTCCACCGACTACACCCATATCTTGTGGTGTATCTGAAGGATATCCTTCACCGACTTGGTTAACACTTAAGTTAACACTTCCGCCGGTTGTAGTTGTTAGTGTTGGTGAGACTTGAGGTTGTACTGAAGGGTCAGAATTTAATGCAGTAAAAGTAGTTGTTGAAAGTACTTCATGTACAAAGTATGTAGTTCCGCCAGTTAATCCACCTACTGTTGAAGCAGGGACAAATCTGTCACCTTGTGTTAATCCAGTAGTAGAATCTACTGTGATCACGTTTGTAGTTGCAGTCGTATCGGATAATACCGGTAAGGCTGAAACCTTTGCTATTTTTAATTTATTCGCCATTTTATTTCTCCTAATAATTATAGTTGACGTTCTAGGTCACACGTTCGGTGGGAATAAGCACCGCATGAGATTGTTTATCGAACTCGACAAACGAGAACAATCATATGTATTTATAGTTTTTACGTAAAAAGGGAGTTTAGAGGCGACCGACTGCTATCTCAATAATAGACATTTCTTTGGTAGTTTTGTCTTCAATAGCCTTACCTAATGTCATACCTGGATGCATAATTGTAGCAACATGATACCAAGCAGTTGCACCACCTTGTCCATCACTTACCATGACATCACCCTTTTCACATGTATCTGTTACTTTACATGGTACTCGACCTTGTAATGCTCCTGCGACTGGAATGCCTGAGCATCCTTGATTCATAATATATGCTGGATTTGTTGACACGATACCTGCTACTCGTCTGCTACCTTTTACATCAGAGACATGAACTTCTTCAGTACCACCAAAGCATACTACAGTACCTACTTCATAGGCTTCTTCACCTTTATAGTACTCAGCCAAGTCAGCATATGTTGATTCTAATCTGGACCCTGATGTTAGTGTCCAATTACCTGTGATCGAACCTGCTGAAGTGTTTGCACCAGTTGTAAGTATGGATGTCTGTACTTCACCGCCAGACAATACAAATGCGCCAATTTCACCCGTTGCAGAAATATTTGCAATGCCAGTAATATTAACACTGCCATTACCTGCGATATTACCACCTGATGGCATTGTAATACCGCCAGAGTCTGTAACAACTGACGTACCCTCTATTACCGAAGCAAATACTTTTCCTGCATTAACATTACCTGCTCCGATATTTGCAGAGACAGTCAATGATGAAAGTGTACCAACTGATGTGATGTTAGGCTGAGCCGCAGTATATACTGTACCTGCAACTAATGCGTTTGCTACTTGACCTGTTACATTTGAACCTGCTATTGCATTTGCTGTTGCGGCAAATGTTACTTCTCCACTTACATTAGCACCTGCTACTGCATTTGCTGATGTTGCACTTGTTGCTAGTGCTACTGCACCTGATACATTTGCCCCAGCAACTGCGTTAGCAGTAGCGGCAAAGTTAACTTGACCTGCAACATTTGCGCCTTGAACATTTGAAATGTTACCTGCATCTCCTGATAGAATACCTACAACGTTTCCTATGAACTGATCTGCGGTTACTCTATTAGTAAATGTTGTGTGAGTTGCATTTGATGTAATTTCTTGGAAACCTAATGTGATAGACGATCCTGATAGATATAAATCTCTAAATCTATTTGTATTGTTTCCTAAATCATATGTTACATTTGCATCAGGAGTAATATCTCCTGCTACTTCTAAACTTGTAAGTGTCCCTAAACTAGTAACATTTGGTTGTGTGGCTGTTGTTAATGGGCCAGTCAATGTTGAACCTGAAACATCATATGTTGCTTCAACATTACCTGCTACGAATTTTGCATTAGCAGTATCAAAAGTATAACTACCACTTACGTTAAGTGGTTTATTACCAGTTGCAGAAGTAGATACTAATGCCGGGAAATAATTACCCGTAGTAAGATTACCTACTACACTGTTGTCTGCTACATTAGCATAATCGACATTTAAATTTGCTACACGTGTTGTAGAGTCTACGACAATAGGTGTCGTACCTGTTGCAACATTAGAAAATATTCTGGATGCATTTAAATTTGTTGTATTGATATTTGTAGATATATTTGCATTGCCATTGACAGTTAAAGTTTTATTTACACTAAAGTCCCAGACAAAATCTCCGTCACCATCGATAACACCTGAGTTGTTATATTGTACTCTTGTATTGCTACCTTGAGCCGCTGATGTTCCGCCGCCACCTATTGATGCAACTGCTCTACCA